GGAATGCGGCCACGAACTTACAAAGACGCCAAAGGGGGCACAGCTTCCCAAAGTCAGGGAACTGCATGTGGTCCGGACCTTCTATGGCCAGGGCGTTGAGGTGAAGGAACTGGCGAAAGAGACCGTCACCGTGAGCGCCGCGGATAACCGGTATACGATCTATTTTTCAGCCCCGTCTTATGACCTGTCTTGTACGATTACAGAGCCTCAGGCAGGCCAGACGGCGGTGATTGTGGACAGTAGCAATTATTATGCTACCGTAGAACTGACAGGCGTTACAGGGGCATGTGAAGTATTGATAACAGGCCGGGAATATATCGTTACACAGGCCAGAGTCAGCCGGCGGTTGAATCCAACCGGGAGATTGGAACAGTGGGAGAACCCGCTGGTGTCCGATGTCGTTCATGCGGCTGATCTGGCGGACTGGGTCGGAGACTACATGCGTGCAGACCGGGAGTATGACCTTCATTACCGCGGGGAACCGAGGATTGACGCCAACGACATAGCATTCCTGGAAAATAAATATGTGCCGGGCCTGCTCCTGCGGGTGTATGACCATACGCTAAAATTTAATGGTGCGCTAAGCGGAACGATAAAAGCAAGGAGGGAAATTGGCTATGTGGCAGACACCCAAGACAGACTGGCAGGAAAGTGATTTTTTCAATGTTGAAGATTATAACCGCATAAAGGGGAACTTAAATGAGATTCGTGCTCAGGCGGTTATTCTCTGGCCAGAATTTTCGCTGGAAGATATGGGAGCGGATAAAACATATGAGGATTATAGTTTCTATGCAGATGAGATCAACCGGTTTGAAACCAATGTGGGGCGTATTTGTGCTGGAACATATCCATTTGCAGTAGGAAATCAGAAGACGTTTTATGACAATCAGCCATTTATCGACTGGCAGGAACTCAACCGAATTGAAGAGGCGTGCAGACTTATCTACAGTAATATACAAAGTAGACTGAATGGTCGGAAGATACTGGCGTTTACATTGAATGGAGGCGTTATTTAGTGAAGTTAAAGACGAATTACAAAGATGCATTATTTGATGGGGCCCGAAAGTACCGAATTACGGCAAATGCAGATGGAACATCGGGAATTGCGGATGAGACGGTGTATACCCAGGAAGGTGATCTGTTTGGAGCCAACGACATAAATGCAACAAATGAAGCCTGCCAGTCGAACCAACAAAAAAAAGGAAAAAAAAGAAGCCGTGAATAAACTGGGAAACCGCCGGATATTAAAGCTTACGGCCGCGGGCTGGAGCGGTTCTTACCCGTTCACTCAGACAGTAGACGCTGCGGGGATCACCGTGGCTGATGATATCAAGGTAATTGGAGTTTACACTCCGGCGAACGCCGCATTAGAACAGGTGAAAGCCTGGAACAAGGCGGCAGGGTACCTGATGTGTAATCCGGATGGGGTGGCAGATGGGAAAATAACCTTTAAGGCATATAAGAAGCCGGCAGTAGATTTTCAGATTTTGACGGAAGGAGCGTGAGGCTATGGGAAAAGTAATACCAATGCTGGGCGGTGGTGGGAACGCGGATAGTGACGAACTTACCGCTTACAGGCAGCATGTGTTAGAAAATTATACGGCCATTACACATGATACAGATGGTGAACCCGGTACCGGCACGATGCCTAATCTAACAGCTGAATCGACGGTAAATCATGCTACAGGTAACGCTGCTAAAGTAATTGTAGGAGATGAGGCTTTTATTTCTACAAATACCGATGGAGTCACGCGGGCAGAAATACGTTATAATAATAAACCAGGATACATTGAAGGGAATACGTTATTAGGCGTAGAACAATCCAAAATGGCTAATGCAATCGGACTTAATTCTCTCAAAATAAGTGCCGGAAATACTGTTCTTGGTGTCCAGGGAGATGCGTGGACAGTATGGACTGGAGACGCTAGCGCTGAATCAGGCCACGTATTGCCTGGTAAGACCTATTGGCGTAACGGTGTCAAAATGACAGGAAATATGGCGATTCAGAATGCAGATGTATCAGGAAGTGATAGAGCCTATGCAACGAATGTAAGTGCGTGGGGCGGCGTGATATGTTTGGGGGTACGCAATGGGCATTATCTGAACGGCGTCAATTGGATCCAGGCGGATATCGCAGGTATAAACATAGGAGGATTAACAGGCACATTAAGAGATATGTCGGTGAACCATGTCCCTTTTGATGGTGCGTCCTTTTCCGGAGTCCTGGCGAAGGGCGCTGAAATATGTAATTGGTATAACAATAACGTGCTTAGAAATCCTGTAGAAATAACTGGTGATGGATTAAGAATGATGTATTCCAGAGCCAACTTACAGTTTAACAAATTTTGTCCGAAAGAGTCGATAACGTTTTCTCCGTTCAAGACCGTAAGAGTATCTATCAAATTTAATGGATCGTCAAGAGGCAAGGGGCATGCCGCTTTGATGGTATATCGTTCAGACACCTCGAGATCTGACATTCTGCTGAACCGCAGTACAGGATTGTTGAAAAGCACAACCATAGGCATGACCAACTCAGGGACGATATATACAGGGGACCTTGACGTATCCGCAGTGAATGATGAAGGATTTTTAGCAATCCATTTCACGAATGCCGAAGATGTCAACTACACATCATATTTCATTACACGTATAGAATTTCTGATATAGCAACCTGCCGCATAACAGCGGCTTATTTTATTTCTACAAGAAAGAGAGGAATCACTATGAATAAGAACAAGCCAGACATGAACTACAAGACAACCGTACCTTATGGCCCCGCAACCGGAAAAGAGGATCCCGGCCGGCAGCCTGTGATTGATGAGACACCTTATAAAAAAGATTACAGCCCGGATCACAGACAGTTTAAGCCAGGGCATGTGCCGGGCGGCCCGGGGCACAAGGACTGCGAGCATGAATAACTGACAGGAGAACTGTATGTACATAACTACAAACACAATCATTACGGCAGCCAGCGTGATCACCGCGCTGGTTGTTATATTTTCAGCACTCTTCGCTGTTTACAGATGGTATCTTAGACAAGGACAGCAGGATCAGGAAATTAAAAATATCAAAGACGAACAGTGCCTTCTTGTTTATGGGGTTCTGGCCTGTTTGAAGGGAATGAAGGAACAGGGCTGCAATGGTCCGGTGACAGAAGCCATTAACAAGATAGAAAAGCATATCAATCAACAGGCTCATGAGTGAGCGGAAAGAGAGGATTAATTATGGATTTAGGAATTGCAAGTGTAGCAGGTATCACAGCGCTGTGTTATTTGGCCGCTATGGCGGTTAAAGCGACGGCGGTGGACAATAAGTGGCTGCCGGTGATTTGCGGCGTTATTGGGGCAATCCTGGGCGTTGCAGGCATGTACACGATGCCCGACTTCCCGGCGGCGGACATCATCAACGCAGCGGCGGTTGGAACTGTATCGGGGCTTGCAGCTACCGGTATCAACCAGGCGTACAAGCAGCTGACAAAATAAGCTGCTTGCGATATCGCAACGGTTGTAATATCACAACTTTTTCTGGGCCTGGGATTCCGGGCCCTTTTCTTTTTATGAAAGGATAAACCATGAATATAGTAAAAGATTTCATAGATTCTGCAACAAAATGGAATGGATATTTAGAGAAAAAAAGCAATAAGGACTTGGATAGCTTCACGGCTAATGCGGGCAAGAACAATTATACTTGTTTTTCCAGGGACTACCAGAGAGACACCGGCCTGAATCTTCAGGGGCAGCCGTGGTGTGCGATGTATGTATCCGAAGTATTTGTCCAGGCATTCGGCCTGAATACTGCAAAGAAGCTCCTGTGCGGCGCTCTATATCATTATTGCCCTACCGGCGTTAATCAGTTCAAGGCTGCCGGCAGATGGCATAAGGTTCCAGAACCGGGAGATGTGATCTTCTTCACGAACGGAACCCGCGCATATCATACGGGAATTGTGACGGAAGTAACGTCTAGCCGAGTGAAGACTATAGAGGGCAGCACTTCGGTAGCCAGCGGAGTAATAGAGAATGGTGGTGGAGTCTGCCGAAAGTCTTACGCATTGGTTGAAAGTAAGATTATGGGATATGGCCGCCCGGACTGGAACAGCGCGAAACAGCCGGCAGAGCAGCC